TCATTTTCTTTTGATTACGATGACTTTTTGCTTGCTTTCTGTTTTGCTTTTTCTCCAGGAATAATATCTAATTCCAACGATAAATAAGACTGTTATAAAACAAGCAATTGCACTACCCCAATCTTTTTTAGCTATAGATGTAGCAATTGCTATAACGAAAGCTCCAATAAACGCCGTTAATGTAACGTTTTGGATTTCAATCATGTTGTAAATAAATTTTTTCATTAGTTCCAAAATATAAATTGTGTGTGGTGTATTTCACCATTTTTCATTATTAACAACGTTATGGGAACACAAATGTACGCATATGTATCTTTGCCATTTTCGGTCCATTCATATCTTTCAAATGTTTGTCCCTCTATGATTTCCATTTATCTTTGCTAAAATTGCGTTCTATGAGAAATAAACTTGCAGGGAAGTCTATGGGTAAGTCTAGGTCCGCTAAATACTACGCCTCCAACCCAGAGGCTAAAGAAAAGAAAAATCAGTATAACGCTAAGTACAACTCTTCCGAAGAACGCAAGAAGTATAGAGCAAAACTCAATAAGGCAAACCGAAATGCTGGGACATATGGTAACGGCGATGGAAAGGATATGTCTCATACCAAGTCCGGCAAACTTGTTAAAGAGTCTCAGTCTTCCAACAGGGCGCGCAACGGGCATGGTAAGAACGGTAGGCTTAAACAAGGCTAAATTTGAGCTTGTCATATTCTTGTAAATCTATAGTTTTACCATCAAACTTTCCACGGTATGTGCAGTCAATGACCTCGCATTCTCCGCAACTACTCCAAGCGATTGCCATTGCCTTCAAGTGCTTCTTTACAGCATCCGGGGTATTCAAAACCTCTGACGTTTGAAGAACCTCGTTGTTCTCGCCAATCGTTTTTACACGATACGCGTTAACTCTCTGTCCGTCTATCGTTCGCTTTGCGTCTTTGATTTCAATTCTTCCCATCTTCTATTTTTTTAAGTTCGTTAAAGTGTCCGCTGATCCAAAGGTACATATCATTTCCCGTTAATTCGTAAAGCCTTATGTTTATCAGGCGCATCATAGACTGATCACGGGCATATTTTTTCTTTGGCTTGTGTACACCCATCTTGGGATACTCCATGTCATCAGTGAGGAGCCTACGCCTCAAGTTCCGCAGGTGCTGCAACTCGCTCAGGGTTGGCGGAGTAGGCGGTAAGGATATCGGGATTCCGTTCATTGAAAAAATCTAATAAAAGTTCTTGTTTTACTTGATCTAGTGATGATATGTATTGACGAATTTTGTTACGACGTACAGGGTTAAACTCGTAATCAGTGCGCAACGTCTTCATAGCATGACAAACAGTGGCATGGTCTTTTTCTACAATCCTTGCAACCTGGGCAAGTGTCTTTGTAGAGCAGACCTTCATGGTTACCATGTATATCTGACGCGCCAATACAATTTCTGCAAATCTTTTGTGGCTCATAATATCTTTTGGCTGAACATCAAAATGTTTGCTTACCTTTTTTAAAATTATGTCCTCCTGAGAAACTTCTGTTTTGTGTATGTACTCATACATTTTCGTGAATTCCTTTCTCTTGCTTGTGTGTACAAGTTTTACCAGGTCTTTAAATGTGTATCTCATGTTCGTTTAGGTTAGGCCGCAGCGGGTTCACTTGCGTTTATCCCCCGCCACGGCCTTGGTTGATATTAGAATGGCAAGTCGTCTCCGGGGTCTTCAGACACGGCGGGTGCTGCGTGTGAATCCAATTTCTTAACGGTGCTTACTGCCTTTACCTGTGGAAGGAAAATGTCGTTCAGGTGCTTCTCAAAAAACTCTTGGCGCTCTGAGTCATCCCAAACGATTTGACCTTTTACCTTGATTTGTTTCATCTCAGGCATATTGCCTGGGTTGTCCTTGGTCCATCCCCACTTGATGTCCTCCTGCCCGTGACGGAGGTAAAGCATTGTGCGAGTCTTTCCGTCAACCTCCTTAGACCACGGGGTAAGGGTAATCTCCTTCCCAGCATCGATGTTAGGCATTGACAAAAAGAAACCCGATGAGTAGCGTGAAGACCACGGCATTTGGATTTGGTACTCCTCCCCGTTGTCGCTCAATACGACGCAGAGCTGATCGCCATACCCTTGCTCAGATACGCGCTTGAAAACGTCTACAATGTAGCCAGATAGCGAAGCAAATCGCTGCTCATACCACACCTTAGTGCCGTCCTTGCTGTTACACTTAATTGAGCCAGCTGTACCCTCAGGAACACGCTTGGCAATCTTACCGCCAGATATGCTGAGGTAAGTACGGTTTGAAGAACCACCTTGATTTAATCCCATAATTTTTATGATTAATTAATTGGTTATATTCGCAAATGTAGCATATATGTTTCTTTTGTGCAAGAAAAAAAGCGTTAAATTAATTGTTTGTGACAGGAATCATTGTCGCGCCAAATAAAGCTAAGGCTTGAAGAACCTTATCCATTCTACACGTTTCTTTTCCTTGTTCCACTTCTCTTACGAAACGTAATCCAAGTCCAGATTTTTCCGCAAATTCCTTTTGTGTAATTTTCAGCATTTTTCTTTTCTCTTTTATGAATGCACCAACCTTGTAGTCTGCGTACTTTAATTGTTTTTCCGTTGGCATCATCTTATTTATCAATGGCGCGTTTCTTTTTTTAAACTCATTTATCCAATAAGTTTCTCTAGCTCTTGCATCCTCGACTTCTCTTTCCAATATTTTTACAATTGGCTCTCTCCCTAATCCGCTAATCCATTGTTTTAATTCAGCGCTGTGACTACTTTTTGCATGACTGTACGGACGTTTTAATCCATTTTCAGACATTCCAACATAATAAGTCAACCCATCATGTGGTGACTCAAGTGCATAAACTATGTTTTTCATAATGTAACATTTTTGTTACAAATATATACTTTTTTTTTAAATATAACGATTTTGGTATAATTACTCCCACGCTTCTCTGTATCCGTTCGGGTGTCCAGCCTCTTCGTTCCATTCCTTCACTTCCTTAGAGTCCGTCCAGCTCTTGTTCGGCTTTATTGCAGTTGGCTGCTTGATTTCAGACTGTACATACTTGCCGTCGATGGCTTGTTGTAGGTAGTCAACGTTTTCAAACGTGAACCTGCGAGTAGACCTTACAAGTTCAAAGTCAAAGAATCCCTTGATCCCTACAATCTTCTGTCTGCGGATTTTCTTGGAGTGAAACTCACACAGTGGACTTTCCGGTGCGGTCTGGGCAAGCGGACGGTGGTAGATGATGATGTTGTCGGCCTTGTTGTTCCACATTGCTCCGTCGGCCAGATCAAATACCTCTGGGCATGGGTAATTGCCGTCGTCTCCCTTTCTCATCTTGTGCGGATGGACCACGATGTCAAAGTAAACGTTGTTCTTTCGAGCAAAGCGGGTGCAGTCTGAAAGGAAGGTCTCAAGATACTTGTCGCTGCGCCCACCGCCCTTAGTGTAGTCATTCGCCATTTGGTTGAATGGATCGATGATTACACGGTCAACTCCATGTTTGATAATCATGCTGAGGAATACTTCCTTCACGTAATCAGGAGTAGGAGACACGTTCTTTGGATACACCATGAAGATATGCTCGCCAATCATCTTGTACACCTTCATGTACGAGTCATAACTTGGCCTGTTATAGTTGTTTGGAGTACAATCCTTGCCAAAGTAAATCTCAACCAGGTCATGATAGAACTGCTCCGCTGGCAACTCCTCAGGGGTAAAGATGGCCACCTTCTCCCCAAACTTGACCATGCGGAATATCATCTCCCACTTCATAAACGATGACTTACCATAGTTTCCTATTCCGGAAACAATTGTTAATTCGCCTTTAACTCTTTTGAAGTGCTTGTCGAGTAACGGGACGCCAAGGGGCATTGCTGCCTGATATCCCTTGAGGTAAATCTCAGACGCCTTTTCCATTACTTCCTCAGCGTATATTACGTCCTCCTTACTTATCTCTTCTAGGTCCTGCTAGGTGAGTTCAATCTTAACCTCCTTGTGGTTACACTTTGTAACCAGTTGGTCTTTGGTAAACTCAGCAGTATTCCATTGATTCATGTTGGCACGGTACGCACTGCGGATGGCTTGTCGGCACTCCTTCTGACTAAAGCTAGAGTCGGGGGTTACGTGCATCATCATTAGGTTGTAGCACGTCTCCTCAAGCATCCCAAACCTACAGCAGCTTGCGGCCAACTTAAACACGAAGTGGTTCCTTTCCCCCTCACGGAATGCATCCCCCTTGGAGGTCATCCACGTCAAAAGATTTTGGAATATCTTGTCGTCGTCGTTAATTGTCTCGGTAGCCATCTGTTGAGGAAGCCTTCTATCGGACTTCTTTACAGGTAAATTTTTATAAACCTCAGCGTTCGGGTTGTAGTAAAGTTCAGAATCATATGACTCAAAGCATAAGCGAGAAACATTTCGACCAGTTTTATCAATGTCTGGGAAATCATTCATTAAAGCATCAAAATGCTCTTTATGCATGGTTTTCCATTCAATTTGAACCAAAGCCTTCAATCCCTTTCCGGATGGCGACAACCAAACTGCGGTAATGTGTCTTATAGCGCACAATTCATTTCTCTTTTGGGTAATATTTGTCACATTATCGAAATCAAGTACGATATATCCGGAGTGTTCGAGCAGTTCAGAGTCCTTCCTTTTGGAAAAAGTGCCACTGAAACAAACTGCGGGGAGCTTCTTTTTTAACTCGTCCGCCTCTTTCTTGGTTTTGGCTTCCCTCGCTTTCTCAACGAGTGCCTTTGATTTTCCATTCCAAATTCGTTCAAGTGCGCCCAGCACACTAATTTGGTGTCCTTGCAGGTCGTTGAAGTCTTTGTAGATGGATACCTTACCATTTATTCCTTGCGTCATTTGGATCATAGCTATAGTTTGTTTGTTTTACATTCGTTGTTGTCGTTTCGTCTTCCCACCTCCTGTCGCGAAGATAGCGCACCGGATCCTTCCAATACTTCTTCTCGCGCCCGCTCTTATGGTTCCCCATGCCTTCTACTGCTAGGGTTCGGTCCTCATCAGATAGTTTATTCCATACAGCAAGGGTTTGTTTCTTGTCAACCTTCTTATCATACATCAACCAAAACTGCTCGAAATTATACTTACTTTCTTCTTTTACTTTATTCTTTTTATTATGTGAGCATTCTTGAGCAGGGGTATGCTCATTTTTGAGCAGGGGGTATGCAGGTTTTTGAGCAGGGGTATGGTCAAAAAATTCATCTTCCTCATTTTCAGACATTGGTATTTCGGGTGTAACCGTTCTGCTCAAAATATCAGCATCTGCATTTATAGTTAAACATCTCACCTCAACCTCATTTCGGCTATTGAGTTTGACTATTCTTCCCAAAACACCCTTTTGTTCAAGATCGGCAATGACCCGCCTAACACTGTGCTTGGATATACCAAGGCATTCGCCCAAATAATGGTTTGAAGCAAAGCAATAACCCTTGATGTTTGATAAATTCGAAATAACGCCTATCAGTAATTTCTCTGTAGATGACAACTCCTTACTAAGCAACACACTTGCAGGGATGATTGAATATTGATTATGCATAAGATAAAAAAACCCGTAAGAGCAACTTTACGGGTTTTTAAGTTGGTTATGATTTGTAACCACCTTCCAACCCTCGTTTACTGTTGCTCTTTAGCAAACGAGGGGTGAAATATTTCAGCAAACATAAAACAACCACGCAAGGTTGTCAAGTGTTTTCTCCATTATTTTTTATATGCCACGTTTCGCAGTCCCAGCACATATACGGATACTGGTCGTAATCACAGTGTTCCTCTGCCTCCTTACGAGTCTTGTAACACCTTTTGACACAGCCATATATGGAGTTTTTAATCATAAAACCAAGCGATAAGACAACAAATATGATTGAGCATATAAACATAGTGCAAATTTACGTAAAATAGTCTTGTTCACAAGCAAGAACTTGACACCGTGTTATTTATTCGTATATTTGCAACATGAGTAACTTATTTCCACCCGACCACCGGGTATTTATTCAAATAGAAAATCAGACTGATAAGCAAATGGACGCCATAATAACGAAGGTTGGCAATTTTTGCGAACTTGAAGTGGGACAGCGGGTTTGCATTGTGGGTAAAATAGACAGAGTCGAACTGCAAGATGTTACGGAGTATTCCGTACACGAGCGATACATAATTATGGTATATGAATAACATCCAAAACTGGAACAGAGCAATTTTTCTTCTCAACACAATGATTGAGGAGAAAATTGAGATATATGAGGTTATGAGAATCTTTACACCCATGGCGACAAAGTCAAGAAGAAGGTTGCTGTATTGTGACCCAACAATAACTTCTGAAGATCTTGACCAGGTTGAAAAGGCAATAAAAAGATATACTGAAACCCTCAAAGAGATTTCAGACACAAAGGTTGAGACTCGAATCAAGAGATCCTCATTCTTCAAAACACTGCAAGAGCATTATGATCAGAACAAAGACAAAAAATAACTACCTAAAAATCATAGAGGTATATGAATACTATATCAGGCGAGAAAAAGTGGACCCTGTAAAAGTAGAGGGGTTGATGTCCGATTGGGACGCCGTTATGGTGTTTGGTAGTTACTCATCCCTACGCCGGTGCGTGAATAAATTAAAGAAAAAGATTCCGATTGGAAAGAAGAACTTTGACAAGCAGAAACAAGTGCTAGAGATTTACGAACAAAAATTGGCAAACAAATGAATTTGAGAGGATTAGACTTGAGCAAGTTGAGGCTTGTTAACGGCGACTGCATCATTGAGCTTCATTCGTTGACGGAGGACGAAATTCAGTTCAATGGAGGCACACTCAAGATTGTGAACAAAATAAAAAACT